CTTGTTGTAGCGTTCCCAAATTCCGTAAATGTCCATACGTTAGACCCTCGCGTTATCGATGCGTTCAAGCATCTTCTCGTCCTCTGTCATCTCCCGCTTCTTTTCCTTCTTAGGAGTGACTTTTATCTTCTTCGGTGCGTTCATGTTGTAGCCGATGATGAATGCCCAAATGACCAGTATCGGCATCAGAATCGCCATTGATATCAGTACTAATTCCATCTAGATCACCTTTATCTTTCCGTGTCCCTTCACTCTGTTCGCGCGCCATTGCGGAAACATCTTGTCGAATGAGGACAGTTTCTCAATTATCGGAGCGTTTCCGCGCTGATAGATGAGTCTGTTCAGTGCCTGACTCATGCAGTCCACCTGGTCATCGTGTGCCGCGTTCGGAAATGAGCTGCATTCATCCACGAAATCCGCTGTGAATCTGCGGTTTTTAGGCACATGTACGTTGCCTGACTCTATTGCACCCAAGACAGCCTGCACTCTCGCCATCTTTGAGCCGATAGGCTGTACCGCGATGATGCCTGACATCTCTCTACGAAGCATCGTGATGATGGCTGAACCGTTAGCTCTGTCCTCTATCAGCGTTGTCTTGCAGTCCGGATACATCGCACGGAGCCTTCTTATTTCCATGATGGTGTCAGGAAAGTTCAGGTGCTTCTTCACAGCGTCTATAAGGTAGATGTCAGGACCGTTCTTGCCCCAAACTTGTATAGCTACATAGTCGGATTGGTCATCATCCTTGAAGGATGCGTCCACAGACATCACCCATGTGTTTATCTGCGGTTCTGATTCGTAGTATTCCCACCAATCTCTTTGGATGATGTTTCCTTCCATCGCAGAAGGCCTGCCCTGGAACATAGCGTTCCATGCCATAGTGCCTTCCGTGGTGACCATCGAGTTCTTGTAGACCTTCAGCCACTCGTTGTCCTTGCCTATCTCCGGACACAATGCGTCTCCGATGCGTCTGTGCAAGAGGTCGTTCTCTTCCTCGCATTCACAAGGGAACCTAAGCAGCTTGATGTGCTCCTCGTTCTCTAAAAGGCGACCCGCCAAATCGTCCTCATGCCACCGCGTCATTATCAGAATGACCTTCGAATGCGGTGCGAGACGCGTCTTGAACGACATCAGCCACTCCTGATAGATGAGGTCACGCCTCGACTTACTGAAAGCTTCAGCTTTGTTCTTCACCGGATCGTCTATTATCATCAGATTGCATCGTTTACCCGTGACAGCTGTGCCGATACCGGAACTCATCATTCCACCGCCGTGCTTCGCTATCTCGAACTCCACATTTCTGTTCGAGTCCTTCGCCAGGGTGATGCCGAAGAGGTCTTCTCCGAATTCCTGGATCTTCCTGCGGTTCAACCTTCCGAAGTTGATGGCGAATTCCTCGTTGTATGAGATCTCAATAACGCGCCTATCAGGGTGCTTCCCCAAATACCACGATGGCAGAGTCTCCGTTATGCTCTGACTCTTGCCGTGCTGCGGCGGTGTAGTGATGACCAATATCTCATAAGGCAGGTCCGTCTCTCTCTCAACGAAGTTCTGAACGTATCTGCACAGAAACCGGTGAAAAGGCGTTTTCTTCCATGCGTCATGATGCACATACTGAACGTATTCGCAGTAGTCCGTCTGCAATATCGCTCTGTATGTATCAACCGCATTTATCTTTGCCATCCCACTCCTCCCAACGCCTTCACGCTAAGTGCTCAACTTTTCAGAATTTTTTATAATTTTTTGGATCGAGTCCGTTTTTTCACCCTTGATTGGGACATCGCCTACTCCACCCATTTGAGGACTCTCTGAAGATCATGTAATTGCACTAAAAAAGCGACCCTTTCAGGTCGCCAGGTTTTGTTCGGTTGATGTTTTCAGTGGTTTTCGTTCTGTCGATACACTATATATATAATATAGAGGAGTGAGCATCCGGATGGGGCGGAACGGGTCGGAAACCGGACCCCCCTACTGACTCTGTGCCGTTCCGCTTTCCTTCTTTTTTCTTCTATTTGTAGGGTCGCGCTCGCTTGTTGTGGTGGGTAGCATACCCACGGCGGTCGCCTTCCTTCCTTCTTTATCTGCTCTCTGTGCTTTCCTTCGTATCTGCATACTGCACTAAAAAAATCAGCTTGCCGTTTCTTCTGACGGGATCGCTGATTAAAGGATTGAAGGCGTGTTGTATATGTGTTGTGCTGATGGTGTTTCTTTACATATATAGTAGATTTGGTTTTCCACATTTGTCAATTGTATTTCTTTGAATTATCTTGTTTTTCTGTCGCGCTGCTCTGTGGCGACCTGGTTTTTTCCGTCCGGTTCGCGTCAACTTTCTACTATTATATGTCCTGGATTTTGCTCGATGCTCTGAAAAATAATTTTAAAAAAGTTTAAAAAACCTATTGACATACACCAAACAAGGTGCTATTGTATAGCTACACCAAACAAGGACGGCACACCGAACACGGCAAGCCGTCAACCTAACCGACATACACCAAACAAGATATAGGAAGGAGCACAGAAATGGAAAAGACCGCAAACAGAATCGCACTCGAGAAGGCTATAACTTGGAAGATGACCGGAAAGCTTGAAGGCTTCGCGTCACTGTCAACATCGCCACTGTGCAACGCACACTGCATCGAGAGAATGAAATCAGATGTAGCTGTATGCAAACATTGCTTCTCTGCAAGGATGCAGAAGAGATACGCAAATCTCCGCGAGAAGCTCGAGAGAAATACGGAGCTTCTGACAAAGACAGAACTCAAGGCAGAGGACATCCCATTTCTGAATATGGCGTTCTTCAGATTTGAAAGCTTCGGAGACCTCAATAACACGCTTCAGGTCAAGAACTACTTTCTGATAGCAGAGCAGAACAAACACTGCGCGATGGCACTGTGGACTAAAAACCCTTGGATCATCGCAGACGCAATGGAAGAGTACGGCATAGAGAAACCGGATAATCTGATAATCATTCTGTCATCGGTACTTCTGAATGTGTCAGTTGATGCAGACCAGGTCGCACAGAAATATCCGTTCATCGATAAGGTGTTCACAGTATATGACAAGGAACACGCGGAGAACGTGGAAATCAACTGCGGAGCAAGAAGCTGTGCGACATGTCAGAGATGCTACCACAAGGCAGACGGCATCGAGTACGTTAACGAACTTCTGAAATAGATATCAGAGAGGAAGCCGTGGGGGCTTGGATGGTCCCCACGGAGAAGGGAGAAAACAAATGTTACTTTGCAGACATTGTATAGAGGAAATCAAGAGCAAAGGCGACTACCTCTTGATAGGTGAAATGCTTCACACGATAGAGGAAAGTGAGGCGGAAGGAATCAAATGCGAATGGTGTGAGGAATATGACGACTTGTATGAAGTCATCGCGCACGACTCGCTGTACTAGGAAGGGAGATATAGCAATGAAATACATCTACATAGCAAGTCTGTACAGATTCGGATACGAACTGACAGTAGCGGAGACATCAGAGCAGAAGGCGAAGGCAGCCGTGATAGATGATGCAAAGGAAGACATCGAAATCTACAGAATGACAATCGGCAAAGTCGATTGGAGATAAAGAAGGGAGCAGAATCATGACACTTTACAAGGCACTGAAGGCAATTTCAAATAGGGGCGACTTTGATGGGGATTTCACCATCAACTTCCCTAAAAGCTTCTCAATCGAGAGCGGAGACTTCGGATTCAGCGGTGCGACATTCGCAACCATCGCAGAGGAAGCACCGGAAGCATTCACACTGAAGGTAACAAACATCAGCATCACACACGATGAACACGGATGGGCTACTGTGGAAATCGATACGGCATACGGTAAGGGATATGTCGATAACATCTCGGACACTCTCAACGGCGGTGACGAGACTCTGACAGTTTCGGAAGTCCTGGATATCCGCGGATTCAATCCGATGGTAGACGATGTAAGGGATTTCACACTCGCGGAGTGTGACGAGATGGCAAGACTCGCAGATACCACAATCTATGAGGTAATAGAGTACCTCGGCACAATTCACTAGAGCGTAACAGATAGGCGTGGGGCGATCCAAGCCCCACAACCGGAGAAGGCGCAGAGATACACGGAGAGGAGAAATAGACATGATGGTTTACTACACATGGAAGGGATACGAAATCAGCTCATTCTTCAAGGAATACAGACACCCTATGTATGTAAAGAGCGTCCGCAAGGGATGCGTGACATGGGTAACAGATTATCTGTACGCTGCACACTACAGTGAGAAGACCGCGAGGAAGCACTATGAAAACATCATGAGCGGAGTCTATGAGAATACAGAGGATGTGGATACAGAGCGCAACGCACTCGCGGATGAAATCGACAGACTCAATGTCAGAGTCAGCGTCCTGAATGATGAGTACGCAAGGAAGTACGGAGAGGAGAGATAGACATGGCAAAGACATACAAGGTGCATATGTGGGTACATCTCGCATACGATACGGAAATCGAAGCAGACAGTATCGAGGAAGCAAGGGGCCGCGCTGAAATGATATGGGAAAACCTGGAACTCGATGACATGGAATTCGGAGACGGAGAAGCCGAAATCATAGAAGAGGTGTAGACATGGGCGTGTGGGAGATGACGGCAATAATCGTGTACAAGTCGCTATGGTGGATACTTCCCACAATCGGTGGAGTCATAGCGATGGCGATAACAGAGAGATAACCTTTAACAATCCGCATCCGGTGCGGTGCGGATGATTAAGGGCTATCACAAAAGCAAATAAAGGAGACAAGGAAATGAAGGTATCACAGAAGAGAGCAATCTTCTACCACGAAAGGGAACGAAAGCTGAAGAAGCTTGAGGAGATGGGACTCATCAAGGAATATGAGGAATTCATCAAGGACAAGAAGTACCACATGATAGAGGTGTTTTGCAGACACAAGGGAATCAGATTATAGAAGGGAGAACGGCAATGATTTGTTTCGGAGAAGGATTAGGCGAGACCTGGAGAAGGGATAACGCAGACTACCACGAAGCACACCGGAGACATCCGCTCTGCGGTTCAAGAGTGGTCATCACAGACAGAGATTCTGCGGAGTACGGTCGCAAGGGAACTATCACAAAAGTCACAGAGTCTAGTCCGGAGTTCAAGATAACTCTCAAGGCGTGGTACAGCGGAGAGGAATACATCTACGCAGACAAGTGGCAGTTCAGAATCATCGATAAATGAAGGGAGAACAGAGATGATATACATCATGACGTTAGCAATACTCGGTATCGCATGGATCATAAACTAGGAAGGAGACAGAACAATGGCAACGGTAGAACTCAAGAAATGGACTCTTAACGGTGGGATAGAATGGTCAACATTCATCGATACAGTAGAAGATGGAGTTACCGCACCGGAATACATCAAAGGCTGCGAGTCAAATATGGACGAGCCGTGGTGGAGCGACAGAGATGAGGATACACAGTACTTTGTAGCTGTATACGGAGACAGATACAGCGGTGAGTGGGTACACAACGTA